ACGCCCTGTGCTCGATTGCCCGGAGCCTCGAGACCCTCGTATACCAGGGCCGATGCCGATGAGCCGTCCCTGGCCCTTCTGCCGGTGCGGGCACTCCGTCGATGCCCATATGCACTACCGCTCGGCCAGCACCGGCCTAGCGGAGTGTGCGATGTGCGACTGTCGGGGCTACCGAAAGCCGAGACGGTGGTGGTAGTTGGCTACGTGGTGGGGCTCGTGTTCCTGTTCATCGTGGTCGCCACGGCGGTCGATTGGTGGGTCAAGAATCCGTGACCAAGCGGTACGTCCAGCCGTCCCTCATGGAGCGAGAGGCCGTGGTCAATGCCATCCTCGAGACCGAGGCCCGGATGCGGGTGGAGCAGAGCCGGCAGGCCAGGGTGATCCGGACCCTCCGCTCAGAGCTCGTCCAGGTCGAGGAGGAGTTGAAGATTGCCGAGGCCCGCGTCAAGGAGCTCGAGGAGGACCATGACCGACGATGAACTGACGGTGGGCCCCTGTCATTACGAGGGGACGATCATGCTCTACGGCCGCACCGAGGCCCGGGTACTCTGCGGCCTTCCACAGGGGCACGACGGGCCCCACGTTCCCGAGACCCTGAGATGGGAAGATGAGTGACTACCACGACTGGCTTGACGATCCTGGCGATCTGCCTCACGACGATCTGCTTGGTCTCCCTGATCTCGATGATCTGTCTGATTTGGTGGACGATGGACTCGGCCGGCCGACACTCGATTTCGGCGGCGAAAGCCCAGGCCCGGGCGGCGGAGACGATGCTCCAGGGTCAGAGGCTCCTGGCCGACACGGCCAAGGCTCAAGCGAACCTGACGGAGACCTTGCTCCTGGGCCGGCCGATGCCGGCGATCGAGCCGGCGCCGCCGAGCGCGAACGGGAGCGGGATCTCCTGGACGCCCAACGATCTCTCGAGTCTGCCCGACACCGTGAAGGAGAACCTGATCCGGGAGCACGAGGAAGCGGGAAGCTGGCCCAATCCCTCGGAGATGCTGCTCAATCCCTTACTCGAGGAGGAGCCCGGCCTCGGGTAGTTCAACCCCTGATCGACGGCCTACCGCCCAACGATCCTCGGATCATGGAGACGATGGCCGCGGTGAGGGAATGGGCCGGCACGGCCGAGGGCCGGCGGATTACCGGCACCGATCTACCCCCTCGGCCAGCCCAGCGGGGCGGAGGCCACGGTACGGCGGTATCCGGGGTGACCAAGTTCCAGAGTGCTACCTTCGAGGCCAAGCTCCACGAGGCCAAGTTCATCGCCTCGGGGGAGATGCGGGTGATCCTGCTCATTCCCGATTCCGACTCAGATGAAGGTGCGAAGCTAAAAGATGCGTTCCCGGTTCGCCTACAGGTCCGAATCGAGAACCCTCGAGCGACAGAATGACCGAGGCCGAGCTCGCCGATATGGTGGACCGGCTCCTCGAGGTGGGAGTCCCGCCGACCGCCATCGGCAAGGCCTTCTCGATCGACCCGTTTGTGGTCCGAGATCGGCTCAACGGGCTCCACGTTCAATCTTTCGGGGCGGCCGAGCTCTCCGAGGCCATCGCCGGCGTCCAGTGGCTCGCCTTGGCCGAGGCTCAGAATATGATCTACGAGGCCCCCTACAGCGTTCGGGCCCGGTTCATTACCGCCATCCTCGGCCGGACCATGAGCCTCACGGCCCGACAGAACCCCGAGACCATCGGCAACATGCGCCGAGACCTCCTCGAGTTCATGCAGGGTGGCATGGCCGATGACGACAACGTTGACGCCGCCGATCCCCTCACCGGGGAAGAAATCGACCCGGACGCGTTTATCGCCTCTGCTCCGGAAAATGAAGATCAAGACCAAGGATCTGACGATCAAGGAGCTCGATCTCACTGACCCCTTCGCCTGGGCCCAACGGCAGTTTGCGGCCAAGGTCCAGGAGCTCTACAACGCCGGCAAGCCAATCCGAATCATCGTCCTCAAGGGCCGGCAGCTAGGGATCTCCACCGTCTCGGAGGCCATCCTCCTGAACTGGTGTTTTATGCACCCGGGCGCCAACTCGCTCGTGCTCTCCAAATCCACCGGCGACTCTGAGTACCTGTTCGAGATGACCAAGCTCATGTGGGACAACTGGCCGTATCGGACCCTGTTTACCGAGAGCCACAAGAGCGTCCGCCGGCTAGCCTGGAATGAGACCGGCTCGAGCATGAAGATCGCCACGGCCAAGGGTCAAGAGGTGGGTCGAGGGCAGACCATCCACGCCGTTCACTGTTCTGAGGTGGCCTTTTACCCCGACCCCGAGGGGCTCATGCTCTCCCTCAATCAGTCGGTCCCGGACAAACCGGGCACAATTATGATCCTCGAGTCCACAGCCAACGGGGCCGGCAACTGGTTCCACGAACAGTGGTTCGCGGCCAAGCATGGCGAGAGCGATTTCATACCCATGTTTTTCCCCTGGTTCCTCCACGAGGAGTACTCGATCCCCAACACCACTCTCTCCTACGAGCAGTTGACCAGGGAGGAGCGGGAGATCATGCAGAAGTTCCCGGCCATCGGCCTGCCTCAACTGGCCTGGCGCCGTTGGTGTATCCGGAACAACTGCAACAACGACGTCAACAAGTTCAAGCAGGAGTACCCCAACGACGATCACGAGGCCTTCCTCACGACCGGGAGAAATATCTTCCCCCTCGACAAGCTGGACGAGTGCTACGAGGAGCGGATCGGAGCTCAGGGGTTCATATCCCCCATCCGCGACCCGAGCCGTCCACAGGGTGTATTCCACAAGGACTCCACCGAGCGCCTCACGATCTTTAAGCACCCCCACCCCTCTCAGCAGTACGTGGTGGCCGGCGACCCGACCCGTACCACGTGGGGAGATCCGGCCTGTATCCAGGTGCTCAACTGGAGAACCTTCGAGCAGGTGGCGGTATGGCACGGTCACTGTGAGCCGGTTGAGTTCGCCGACCGGCTAGCCGAGCTCGGCTTTTACTACAACACGGCCACGGTCAACTGCGAGATCGAGGGTGGCGGGATGGCCTCGATTGCCATTCTGACCAGCAAAATGTTCTACCCCCGGGTGTGGCGGTATCGGCAGGCCGACCGGATGCCCGGCCAGATCTCCAACTCCTTCGGCTGGAGCATGAACTGGCAGCGCAAGCACATGAGCGTCTCATTCGTGATTGACCTGCTCGGCCAGAAGATGCTCAAGATCCACGACCCCATCACCTATGACCAAATGGCCAACTATGTATCGTTGCGGTATGGCGAGCTCGGGCCGGCCTCGGACAAGCAGCACGACGACGCGGTCACCTCACTGGCCATCGCGGTCGGGACGATCTGCCTCGAGCTCGAGGGGTCACGCCGCTCCCCCGACGAAATGCTCCAGAGCTACTCGATGGAGCTCGCCGGCAACGTGTTCGAGCCGCCTCGGGCGGTCCACACACCCGTCTCAGATATCGGCGGGCAACCATTTTGGGAAGCCATGAGCGACGAGCTCACCTACGACTAATGCCCTTCTACGCCTACCTCTGTGACGCGTGCGGGCATGAAACCGCAACCCAGCGCCGGGCCGACACCTTCCGGTGCGCCAACTGCGGGGCGACCTCGAGACGCCGGTGGGCTTTCCGCCAGGGCCCGCCGGCGTTCGAGGGCCACTACAACGTGGCGGCCGGCCGGTACGTGAGCTCCGAGGCCGAGCTCCGCTCGACCTTCGCCGAGGCCTCCGACCGGCAATCCAGGTTGACCGGCCAGCCCGTCGATATCCAGCCCATTGACCTCCGGGACCGGGAGGCTTGTGGAATCACCGAGGCCGACGTGGACCGCATGGCCGAGGAGAAAGCCAAAGCGGTATGACCCTCACGCAGACCCCCACCGACGAGCTCCAAGACGAGTTTGACCAGTGGGACACCACGGCCCGGCTCGACCAGCTATACACGATGGCCAAGGATGCCAAGCACCGCCGGCACGCCGAATGGGCCCGGAACTACATGCTCACCTTTTCGAGGAGCACCGGGAGCAACACTCGCCCGGGCTCGGGGATCAAGGACTCCGAGATCTATCCGATCATCCGGAATCGGATCGCCTGGATGACCGATCAGAAGATGGATTTCCAGGTCAACCCGGCCGTGGACCCCTTCTCGGAGTTCGCCGATCACGAGCGCGCCATCAGTCGGCACATGGATCAGATCCTCGCCTCGAACTACTCCGTCCAGGGTTGGTACCGCCAGATCACCCTCCTGCTATGGGACTCCGCCCTATGCGGGGCCGGCATCCTCAAAAGCGTGTGGGACTCCGGGCTCGACGGGGGCCTCGGCAACGTCTCACTCCAGCGGAGAGACCCCTGGAAGATCTACCCCGACCCCGACGCAACCTCGATGGATGACCTCAGCTACATCTTCGAGGTGAACCGTATGAGCCTCGAGGAGCTCGAGCGGCGGTTCCCCAACACGGCGGCGGCCGTGATCGAGGAAGCGTTCCTGACCGGCGACAAGGGAGATCTCTCCGTCCGACCTCGAGCGAACACCGGCATGGAGAATCGCATGGTCGTCCCGGGCAACATTCCGGGCAACCAGGGCACGCCGTGGGGCCGGCCCGGGCAGGGAGTCCAGACGGCCTCCGATCAGGTACTCCAGGATGGAGTGAACGTCTACGAGTGCTGGATCAGGGAAAACGTCATCGAGGATCGCCGCACCACCGACCCTCTCCTCGGCGAGGAGGAGACCGTGGTGAAGGACGAGTGGCGGGTGATCGTCTACACCGGCCGCCACGTGCTGTTCGACTCGACGGCCAGCAATCTCTGGCAGCACAACCACCACCCCTACTCGAGGTACGTGGATGACGAGACCGGGGAGTTCTGGCCCGTCCCGCTGGTGACCTACTTGGCGCCGGCGCAAATAGCCATCGACCGGCTCCTCGCCGCCATGCAATCCAACGCCGAGCTCACCGGCAACCCGATCTTCATGGACGTGGCCAACTCCGGGCTCGGCCGTACCCAAGTGGTCAACCGGGCTGGCCTACGGCTCACGATGGACGCCTCCGTGGCCAATACCAACGGCGCCAAGCCGGCGTGGATGCCTCCGCCCCAAATGTCCGGAGACGTGCTCCCGCTCATCAATATGTGGCGGCAGATCATGGAGAATATCTCCGGGCTCTCCCAGCCTCAGAAGGGTCAACTGGCATCCGGGCGGCAGGCCGCTCAGACCATGCAATCCGCCCAGGAAGCGGGATTCGTGTCGATCCGGGGCTCGCTCCGGAATCTCGAGATCGCGATGGCCCGGGCCGGCACCCTGCTTGTTCACCTGATCGCTCAGAACTACACCGTCCCTCGGACTATGGCCATCGTCGGGAACAAGGGTACGTCCACCTCGCTCCTCCTCGCCGCCCGGCACTTCTACTCGCCGAGCCGGGATATGGAGACCGGG